CCCCATGAAACTAACACTAAAACAATTTATATTCGGTAAACGAATAACTGCCATTGACACGGTTGATGGATTTGATTTAATCATTAACGTGTATGTTGATGATGCATGTTATGGATTAAACATTGATTTATCCAATGTACCTGGAGGTACTTCACTTACTAAACGAGAAGATTTTACTATAGAAGGAGACATACTTTCCGTAGATGCAATTTCAATTGATATGTCTAAAACCGAAATGCTTGGATAATTGAAACGTTTTTATTATAATATCAAGAAAAGGTTACCATGACTCGAAAACTAGATAAAGAGCATTTAGATGAAATTCAAGCATTGCGAGATGAATTTGCTACAAATTCAAATAACATCGGATCATTGCGATTAGAACAACTTGCATTAGAACAACGTTTAGAATTCTTAAAACAAGAACAGCAACGTTGTTATGCAGCATTTGAATCTTTGCGTAAACAAGAATCGGATTTGCTTGAAAAAATGCGCGAACGATATGGTGATGGACAAATAAACGTTGCTAATGGAACATTTACTCCTGAATCTGGTTTGGCTCAATAATACCATATTTATATAAAAAAATCATAGGAGTAATATAATGGCACAAAATTTAATTTCTCCGGGAGTATTTACGAATGAAGTAGATCAATCGTTTCTCGCCGGCGGAATACAACAAATTGGAGCAGCAATCGTAGGACCAACAGTAAAAGGCCCTGCATTAGTTCCAACACAAATCACAACTTACAATCAGTTTCAACAAATATTTGGAACATATACGGATGAATCATATTTGCCATATGTAGTTCAAAACTATTTAGCAAATGGTGGAAATGTAATTACCGTAACACGTTTATTGTATGAAGATGGATATAAATTAACTAATGGTGCATTAGCAATCATTGCAAAGTCTGGATCGACTCAAGTTGTTACACACGTATTACATCCAGTTCAAGCAGTGACTACTGATGGTGCAACTAACGTATTTAATGAATCAGTATTATTAGATGGTGGATCTGGATCATTTGCAATTAGAATTTCTGGATCATTTTCTGCTGCAGCTGATTCTGCAATTGGATTTGGCGGTTCGTTTTTAGTATCACAAGCAACTGCAATTTCTGCATCAATCAATTCAAACAGCAATGATTATGTTGCAAAACGATTTGGTCGATCTCCAAAATCAACAGATTATCCAGCATATGTTCAATACGAAAATCCAACTGCATATTCTCAGTTTGCAAATTTGGGTCAAGTAACAATGGAACTTTTTAAATTTCCATCATACGAATTTGTACAAGATTTCCAAACTGCTGCAACGCCATGGATTACATCACAAAAAGTAGGTGCTGTTGCAAAAGATTTAATTCGATTTCATAGCATATCACAAGGTACTGCAGTTAATTATGATGTTAAAATTGGTATTAAAGATGTTCGAACATCTACTGAAGTAGCCGATCCAAATGGTTATGGTACATTTACGGTTGAAGTTCGCAGAGTAAATACTACAAATATTCCAAATTCAGTTTATGGATTAAGAACAGATACGGATTTATCTCCTGCCGTTGAAGCATTTACTAATGTTAACTTAGATCCAAATTCATCTAGATACATTGCACGAGTAATTGGTAATCGATATCAAACCGTAGACGATGATGGCGTATTAACAGTATATGGTGATTATCCAAATCAATCAAATTATATTAGAGTAGAAGTAACAGACGGTGTTGCAAATAGAACCAATGACAAAACATTAATTCCATTTGGATATCGTGCATTAACTTCCACAATACCGATGGCGTCTGGATCATTGAATTTAGTTTCTGCTTCAATTATTACTTCACAAGTTTCTGCAACAGGATTTAATTCAAATACATATTTTGGATATGATTTTTCAAATGTTAACAACTTGAATTATTTATCAGTAACTCCTACCTCAGGTTCAACTACAGGTAGCAATGCTGATTTTTATTTTGGTAATGTGAATCAAGACGGTGCTGCAGGATTTCCAACAGCAAATGCACCATATTCTTCATCATTAGAAGGAGCATTAACGGGATCGACATTTGCAACAAATATTGCATTATCAACACGTAAATTCATTGTTCCAATGCAAGGTGGATTTGATGGTGCAAAACCAAACTTAAAAAAATATTCAGGACAATACATTACCTCAGCAAATACATTTGGATTTAATTGTTCAAATGCAACAAGCACAGGTACAGTTGCATATAACAAAGCATTTTCATTGCTTAGTAATACTGACTATTATGATATGAATTTGTTGATTACTCCAGGAATTATTGACAGTCTTCATTCTTCAGTAACTTCATTAGCAAGATTAATGGCAGAAAATCGACAAGATACATTCTATGTAATGGATTCAAATGCATTGACTGATAATATTAATACGGTTGTTAATCAAGTAACCACAATTAATAGCAATTATACAGCAACATATTGGCCATGGGTAAGAATTGTAAATCCTTCTACTAATGCTCCATTATGGGTACCACCTTCAATTGTAGTACCAGGCGTATTAGCATTTACCGATCGAATATCTGCTCCATGGTATGCACCTGCAGGTTTGAATCGTGGTGGTTTAAGTTCTGTTACCGATACTTATAAAAGATTAACGCAATCAGATCGAGATGCATTATATTCAGCACGTGTTAATCCTATTGCAAACTTCCCTAACGAGGGCGTTGTTATTTGGGGGCAAAAGACACTACAATCTACTCCGAGTGCATTAGACCGAGTAAATGTCCGTCGATTATTGATTGAAGTTAAGAAGTTTATAGCATCTTCAACTCGTTACTTGGTATTTGAACCAAATAATGCTGCAACTAGATTGAGATTCTTGAGTATTGTTAATCCATATTTAGATTCAGTTAAGAATCGTCAAGGATTGAATGCATTTCGAGTTATTATGGATGATTCAAATAACACTCCGGATCTTGTTGATCAAAACATCTTATATGGTCAATTACTTTTACAACCAACTAGAACGGCTGAATTTATTGTATTGGATTTCAATATCCAACCAACAGGTGCAGCATTTGGCGGATAATTGTAAAAAACAAATTTATAAAGGTAGGACTTCGGTTCTACCTTTTTTACTTTGCTGATATTTATATAAAACAAATCAAAGGAAAATAAAATGGCATTAACACCAACTTTACCTAGTATTAGTCAAAACGATTTATTTGGTAGTGCGTTTTCTTGGGAACCAAAATACGCTAACCGGTTTATTATGCAGTTAGCTGGTACAAATATCCCAGCATACATTGTAAAAGCATCAGCTCGTCCAAGTATAACAAACGGAGAGATTGTATTAGATCACATCAACATTGACCGAAAAGTTAAAGGAAAGTCTCGTTGGAATGATATTTCAATAACATTATATGACCCAATTGAAAAAGTTGGAGCACAAGCAGTAATGGATTGGGTTCGTTTACATCATGAATCATTAACAGGTCGCGATGGATATTCTGCAGATTACAAACGAGATATTGAATTTTATGTTTTAAGTGCATTGGGAGAATATATTGAAAACTGGACATTGAAAGGTGCATTTATCAATGAAGCAACATTTAACGAAATGGATTGGGGTACAGAAGAAGCAATGACAATAAACTTAACATTAAAATACGATTACGCAATTTTTCAATATTAATATTCATGTTACGTGGGGGCTTTTGCCCCCATTTTTCATGTTCAAACATATTTATAATAAAGTTATAGGAGTTTATATCAATGAGTAATATGACAGATCGAGTATCAAATCAAGATTTAATTCAACTTGCAAAACGGCAATACGAACAAGACAAAAGAAATACTATACCAAGCGAAATAGTTACATTAATTAGTCGCGGAATGGTATATCCTAAAGACCACCCGTTACGATGCGGTACTATAGAAATGCGGTATATGACTGCATATGATGAAGATATTTTAACAAATCCTTCATATTTCGAACAAGGAGTAGTTTTAGATAAATTGTTAGAAGCATTGATTGTTACGCCTGTAGATTATTCTACCGTATCGCGTATTGACAAAAACGGATTGATTATTGCAGCTCGTATTTTGAGTTATGGAAAAGAATATGATGTAATAGTTCGAGATCCAAAAACAAAAAATGATTTAAAACGAACTGTAGATTTATCTAAATTAGAGCCAGGTAAATTTAATTTGCAATCAGATGATAACGGAGAATTTGAATATGTATTGCCTGATAATACCAAATTGAAATTTAAATTTTTATCAACAGGCGATGATTCCAACTTAAAAACATCAGAATTTTTAGAACGAAGCATAACTCAAATCAATGATTCAAGAAATGCAGACGAAATACGAGATTTTATTCGATATAAGTTTTTTGCAAAAGATTCTAAAAAATTTAAAGATTTTATTGCAAACAATATGCCAGATTTACTTATGAGATACGAATTCGAAGGTGAGGATGGGAGCACCTTCATCTCCGGGTTTCCACTTGGAACAGACTTTTTTTGGTTTTAGTCCCAGTGACCGAGTAAAGCTGCACGAATCTCTTTTTAACATGTTATGGCACGGAGCAGGCCGATGGGACTGGAAAACTTTGTATACGATGCCCGTTTATTTGCGACGCTATTGGATTCGAAGAATTGAAAAAATGATTTCAGATGCAGAACAACAACGTTCGCAACAACAATCAATGGCAGATGCTCGTCGCAAAAGAAAGATCGTAAAATCGCCGTTGTAATATTTATATAAAAATAATGGCAATGCAACAAGAATATATACATTTAGTTACTAGATTAAAGCAACAACCTAGACTCGGT